GCGTGTTTTTTTTTTTTTTAAAGTTTTAAGATATCCTATTAAGGTGAGATTTTCTCTTTAAAAAGACATTGTTCCTATCGGTTCTTTGTAGCCTCCAATACGAGCTACCTCCTTGTCATATTTATGCCTAGATATCAGATCCTTCCACTTAGGAAAACCACGAACTATATCATTATCACTTATCGACGCAGTACGCATCAACCTAGTAATATATGCTTGCTTTCCCTCAGCAGCGATCTTATCCATAAATTCCCGAAGAACTTTATGGATATTACCTTGCACCTTAACTGACAATTCACGATAGATATGACGGCAGAACTCATACGCAACTCTATTCGTACCCTGCGTATCATATGCCATACCTATACTAGAAACAATATACTCAATAACTGACTTCTCATCAGCTTTCCCATACGCCAATTTCATAATTAACGCACCTAAAGGCCTATATGGTACCACAGGTGATATTGAGTAATCTTTTATCTCCTTCTTGGTGAAAACAGTATTACGAGCAATAAAATAACGTTTTAAAAACACAATACCCGGTTCAACAATTTCACCATTAAATTTATTCGGGATAGTTAAAAATTTAGCTTGATGTATATCCCTAATTTGCATTCCCCAAAAATCTTTCACAAATCTAGCAAATCCTCTTTCATTTATTATATCATGGACATCACAATGTGTAAATAAGACATGATCATCTCCATAGACTATAATACCACATCTAAATAAACGATACAATTCACGAATTTGGGAAACACGTTCAGGATGTCGCTCCATAACTTGCTTTACATATAAAAAATATAAAAATGCGACAATCCATGAATCACCATGCGAAGTTTCATAAGCACCAGAAGGCATGCCACCATAAACAACACGCCAAATAGTACTAAACATATGAGTCACCTTAATAGACAAACGTTCTGCACAAATTCTAAAAAAAGCCTTCAATAGAAGTGTATTAGCAGCTGTCATCTTAGTCCAATTAAAGTACACAAAAGCTTGTGTTACATACAACATAAGAAGTATCATATGTAAAGTTGAATCCAAATGTTTAAAATCACCATCTTCAAATATAATGTGCTCATCATCAAATCCAACACTCATTGCCAACGCAGTGGCACCACCAAACCAAAAATTAATCCCAATTTTTATAACCCTTCCTCGTTCAACAATTTGTCTAAACTTCAAACACATAGCGGCCATCAAATACTGAAACAAACTAAGGATATAGAAAGGACGCAACTTCCAAGGAAGATCTTTAGCATCTTCCTTAGACATGCCCAATTTATTAAACGCTTCATCCTTTAACGATACTTGGGCAGCACAATCTTGTGGAACATATCCAGGGTTCCTCAAGAGCTCATCCCTAACTTTATCCAACTCAGCCGAAGCATAAGGTATATGTTCCATCTTCTTTCCAGTAGCACTAGCTATAACACGTATACCCCCTTCAGTAACATCCTCTAATCTAGGACCATTTCGAAGACCTGATGCAGTATCTTTACGAACACCTGCTATAGCATCCTCCTTTGCCTTTTCATAATCCCAGATTTGCGTCCCAAAAGCAGGACGAGTACCCATAGCATGATACAACATATCAAGAGCACCTGGTATCAAGTGCTCAGTGGCTTTCATATTCTGAGTTATAACTTTAGTTGGTTTATCAAATCGATCAAGCATCCTAGGTAATTTCTTTGGGTAAATATTTGAAACAGCATGAACTGTATAAGGACCATCTTTATCACCAGCAAATGCTAAATTAGTCCATGATTTCGCTCTTAAACACAAAACCTTAAGACTTGGAACACAATTCCCTAAGATACTACCACTAATATATCTATTTTCCTCCCAAGGCAAACCACCATAAACTGCAATCCCAGAAACCCTCACCTCTTTCCAAATCGACGCCCATTCATAAGGATAAAACATAACATCATAAAATCGACGCCAATAATAAACGTCCCAGCTTCTATAAGCTGTAATAATCTCCTGAGGCGGAACAGGGAGCTCACGTTCACTTGGAATTCGAATACATGGAAAAAGAGAAAATCCTCCTTTTTGATTACTTGGAATACCAAGTTCTATTCGAATTATAGCCTCCAAATACATAGGCTCACCATTATGCGACTGCAGTTCAGCTTGACCAACAAGAATCCATTTTGATGAAATAAGGGCGAATGCTTCAATATACATATCATCGTCTGTTTTAAATCGCCCCTCTTCAACTCTATTAATCCTACACTTAAAACCACCAAATCGCGGCTCCAAAAGACTAACCTCTAGGTCTCGATTCCTAATTGACTGCTTTGAAGGAACACCATTAGCATCAACCCAATTCCAATCCATTCTTTTTGATTGTGCTGTTGAATAAGTCAAATATCTAATCAAGCTAAACTGCTTGCCTAACTTAGTAGCTAAATGATTCGTGTGGCCACGAAAATCCGTTTCTGGCCGAAGTGTAATTCTTGTT